CTACCACCACCTTTAATTTTACCCGCCATATTCTTAGGGATCATATTGCCATTACAAAGGTAAATCTGACCTTGCTTGTCCGCTTGTGGATTCATGTCTTCAAGTTCCCTAATCTCATCGGCATTCCACACCCCATCTTGGATCATCATGTGATATCCTGACATTCTCGTTTTGAAGTCACCACGCAACAAAGCATCAACGCTAAACTTAGCAAAGAATTTCTTGCGCTCAGTAGGCGTTAATAAGCACTTATAAACGGCTTGTTCCCACTTAATAAACCAAGGCATGAGGGAATAGGTTACATACTCAAGAGATTTTTGCTCGATATTAGAGAACGTGGCTCCCTCAAAATCCATAATCATATGTGGTGGGACATTAAAAAAACGCGCCATTTCTACTACTTGAAATTTACGTGTTTGTAAAAACTGAGCGTTTTCAGGTGCAATAGTTAGTTGTGTAAATTTAAGACCTTCCTCCAAGAATACCAACCTGTTACTATTCTTTAAACCCTCATATTTTTCTGCAAACGATTCCGTGTAGCGGTTATACGCCTTATCTGACATCTTACCCGGATATTCCACGATACCACTTGCTGTTGTTCCCTGTCCAAAGAATCTTGCTCCAAACTCTTGTGTGGCAAGACCTAACCCGATAGCTTCCCTTGCTAGTTGGATTGGTTTAAATGTCTTTACATTGTCAAATCCCATACCTGGTAACGAAAAAACTTGTTCGGGGTAGAGATTCGATTGACTTCCATCTGGATTATTTACCTGATACACAAGTTCTTTTGTATTTGAATTTCTAGTTAGCTGGATATACTTCGTTGGAATAGGCCAGAGAGCAATTACATTACCAGATTCATCCCTCTGGATCTCAGCACAAGCACTTCCACAGAGTAAAGCATTTACCATCATGATTTGTCTAAACTGAAATGATGTACATTCAGGATTAGAAATATCATGTAAGACGGAATAAAGTGGATGATAGTTTGCCTTTTCTTTTCCTACCTTCAATGCTTTATATATCGGAAAGGGTAACATAGCAACACTCTCCGATAGAAGTCTGACACAGGCAAATACTGCGACAAGTTTTACTGCTGTATCTTCATTAATATTTATTCCTGTTGCGCTGGGTGGACCACCTCCAAACCAATCCCTAAACCATTGAGCAGGATTGACAAGTCCAGTCCCTGAATTATCTCTGCTCTCAGATTTAATTCTTGATACGATTCCCAAAATTATTCACCTCCCTTCTGGTCTGGTTTTTTAGGATTCATAAGAAAGGCAAGGATGATTAATGAAAGTCCAAGGAATATTACTGCTGCTGGAATAAAGATTAAACCTATTCCCAACGTCATGATTATTATCCCAAGGATAAATAAGATATCACTTATTTCTAAATTAATTTTTAAGTTAAACAATTGTTCACCTCTCTATCGAACTCCACGAGTTTCATAAATTGATGTTTTGTTTTCATTAATTACTGCCCGTGTGTGTGCATTAATAAGTGCAGCTATAGGGTCAATACGTTCACTAGATTTTTCCTTACTTAACATTATATTTGCGTTATGATCTTCTTTTGTTACAGCATTGCTTATTGCCCAAGTTAACACGGGATTATTATCATGAATTATATTTCCTTCATAGATTCTTTTTTTGAAATCTTTTGTAGGTTCGCCTAGTGATGGTATACCTTGCGCAACATCAACAGCAATATATCCTCTTGACTCTAATTCGTAGCGTAGCCATGTTGCTAAATATCGGTCAAAACAGGATTCTTTTTTGTCCCAATTATATAATTCATAAGTGTCATCTAAATATTTTAAAATATAATTGTAGTCTACTGTTGCTCCAGGTGTTGCAGTAATCCATTTCTGTTCAACCCAAAGAGCATATGGAACTTTATCTGTAACTGTTTTTACTGCAAGTGTATCTTCTGGGATAAATGAATGACTCATTACGGCTTTTTTACCATCAGGCAAGTCAATTTCAAAGGAAACGCTAGTTAAATCGAGTATAGCACTTAAATCAATTCCATTAATTACAGGTAATTTAGTCACATCAGGGAAAGGATTCTTTTTACTAGCACCACATTTTTTCCATTTATCCATGGCTATATAGCCATTGTTTCTTTGATTAACCCATATATTCATACTTTTAGTCATAAAATCTCTCATTTTATCAGGTTTATCTATTGCTACCTTTAATTCATCCCTTAAAGATTCAATCCCGATCTGTGTACTTGCAACAATAGGATTAGCTTTTAACCAATTTTCTTCATCCTTAAAATTGTCACCTTTATCAAGTTCACAAATCATAACGCAATATCTATCATTTGATATATCTATATTAGGATCAAGTATTTTTGAAACATAACTATATTCATCTTTATAGCAGGGATGATTTAAGTCAAAACCAGCAGTTGTTATTATGATAAGTAAAGGTTGTTTCCTCATTTTCATACCACTTGTTAAAATGTCATAGTATTCACTAGTATCATGAGCATGGTACTCATCAATAATTCCACATTGGGGATTACTTCCATCTCCATTTATTTTATCGTCCTTGCTCATTCTAGCAAAAAAAGATTCACTTTTAGGATGCATTATTGTTCCATATGTTGTTGTAAATTTATTTTTTAGTTCAGGACAACGTCTATATATTATATCTGCTTCTTTCCAGACATATTTAGTTTGATCTTTCTTAGTTGCAGCTACATATACCTCGCTACACGGTTCACCGAATGCAGACATTTCATATAAACCTACTATTGCTAAACTCTGTGACTTCGCATTTTTACGACCTACTTGCCAATATAATTTCCTAAATCTTCTATATCCTGTATCTTGACATACCCAACCATAAACATTACCAAAAATAAACTTTTGAATAATATGTGGTTCAATAAAAGTACCTTCTAATTCTCCCTTTGTATGCTTAAATAATCTCATCCAATCAAGAAAATGGTCTGCCTTCTCTTCATTAAAAATATAAGGGAACCCTTCGGTTCCTTGATTGGCTATATCATCTAAGAATCTTTGACATGCCCATTTATGTTTTTGACAAGCAATTAATTTACCAGATATTATATCTTGTGAATACTCTATTAGTTCTGATAGTAATGCCATTACACATCACTGAACTTTTTCTCAAACTTTGTAGGTTCCTTTACTTCTTTTTTAGGTATTACTAATTTACATCTACTTGAAATGGTTAGACCTAAATCAGTTGAAGTTTGCCGACATTGCTTAAATAATTTATCTTGTGCTTGAAGCAATACCATAAAATTATCGTCTATTTCATCTAAGAGTAGTAATTTATTTGTGATATTATTATACATTTTTTTTGCCATTATGAATCTTGCCAGTGTATCAATATCTAAATTAGTCATGATATTTACTTTAATAAGTTCTTTGGCAAGTTTATTAAATTCTTTTTTTAAATCAGCAGAAAGATAAGAAGGAGCATGAACTTTTTCATTGCCTACTTTTACTTCTTGTGATTTACGCTTTTTTATTTCTTCTTTGGAAAAATGTTTTTTGCCATTTAATAGAATTAATTCTATCGGTTGTTTTTGTCCTGCCACCTAATTATCTCCCTTCTGTAAATTTCTGTAATTCTCTGGTGGGGGAATTCTTATAAGATTGACTATGCTACGGTCTTGCTATGAAAGGTTGTAGAGATTTGATGCCCCCTACCCCTACTTTTCAGGCCATCCTTGAGGATAATCTCTTTGCAGTATCCTCATTCCAAGGATCTGTTGACATGAATGAATACCATTATCAAAGCCAAGTGTATCAGATGGATGTTGAACCTTTAGTTTAGTGAATTCATTCCATACTTTAATGAGTGCATCCATTACTATTCCTTCTTGATCTGTTAATCTACCAACCTTTACTATCACAGTTCCTTCGCACTAATTACTTCGATGTCCATGTCATAAGGGATGATAGCAATCTTCACACCTTCAGGAAGATTAAGGTTTAACTTAATGTCGTTGGTAAACCTTTCTATTGTCTCATCACTCACTAGTGTTCCTAACCTTACTATAAGGTTGTCTCCTGCTTGTATTCTTAATATCTTTACACTCTCAACCATATCAATTA